CAGGTTATGGTTTATTAAGTATCCCTGACTTCTATAAATGCTTATTTTATAGGAGGGATAAACTTGGCGCAATATGATTCTGAAAAATTACAATTAGCTGTTGCAGATATGATTGCTGTCAGTATTGGTGATAAATTGTCCACGCAGAGGATGATGGTAGATGGTGTTATACAGGATGTACCAAGTATTATCCTTGCACATAGTATGTCACCTGACGGTAAACCAGTAACACCCCCTCCATATCCATTTGTGATGCTAGAGGATACAAGTCCTGTTAAAGCTGCAGACGAAATTAACCAATACTTAGATGAGAATAATAATCTTATCAGAGAAACAACTATCACAGCAAGAGTAAATGTTAAAGTGTTTGGTACTGTACGTGATAAAGTCATCAATATCGCATCAGAGTTAGACCAATCTTTTGTCATAGATGATTATAGAGATATGATTGAAGACGGTTATGAGTTTGATTGTAGATGGATAACTAATAGTGATACTATAACAACACAAGCTGTAATAAGTGAAGTATATCAAGAGGTGAGTACATTTGATGCTTACTTTAGTATAACAAGACAACATATTCAAGAAAACGTAGATACATTCGATACAATTCTCACAGATGGTGAAATTCTTCATATAGACGGAACACCTATCCAATAATTAATAATAACTCCTATAGGAATATATAATGGCAGTTCAATTAGCTACAGTTAATATTGTCTTTGGGGATGCTTTTACTGCAAGACCTAGTTTGCAACGAGGCATTTTCATCGCACGACATAACTATTTCTCTGAGCGTTACAGAGAGTATACAAGTTTAAACGCAGTTGCACAAGATGTACCTACTACAAGTAGTGTTTATATCGCAGCACAAGGACATTTCGCTCAAGATCCAGCTTTAGATGTATTTGGAGTTGGTCGATTTGAAACCACAAGTATTATCACCCCAGTAGATGCTGTAGAAGGTAAATCTTATGGTCTTACCTTAGCTGCTAAAGATGCAACAGCAACGCTTACAATTGATTATACGGCTTTATTAGCTGATACGCAAGAAGAAATTGTAGATGCATTTATTGCTGCTATTGCAGCAGATACAGATATTGCAGCAAAAGTTACAGCAACTAAAGTAGGTGTTGGTGCTGATGCAGTGTTGGAATTATCTCACGCTGTTGCAAATGATTGGTTTGTAGTATCAGATTTAGTATCTGTTACAGAATCTTTCCCAGCAACACCAGAAGGTATGGCAGCAGATGAATTAGTTGCTATTACACAAGAAAATGATAACTGGTATTATGTGACCACTGATGTTAAAGATGGTACTTATGTTGAAGCATTAGCTACAGACTTAGCAGCAAGATTTAATTTCTACGCCGTATCGTTAGCAGAATCATCAGCGTATTCAGCAACACCAGATACAGGTACACTTGGTACACTTATTAATGAAGCTTACTTAAACGTTTATCCTATCTATCATAATGAAGCAGAGACAACTTACCCAGAAGTAGCTGTTATGTCAGAAGCATTTGCAGTTATCGACACAGGTATTACTCTTGCTAACCGTAATGTTATTGGTGTTACATCAAGCTTACAGACAGACGGTAATAAGCTCACAGATACACAGATTGCTAATCTACAATCTAACGGTATCAACTTCTTTAATCCTCCTAAGATCAGTGGTAGCACAACAGCACAGCAATTAAATAGTGCAGTAAGTACAGGACGTAATGGTGGTGGTAGAGTTTGCAGTGGTGAATATGCATTTAATGTCATTGGTAAAGATGCTCTTACTATTGAAATTGAAGCAAATATCACAGACTTATTAATCTCACAGAAGACAGGTCGTTTATCTTGGACACAAGAAGATTTAGATAAAGCTTATGGAATGATTGATAAGGCGTTGATCAAGTTTGCAGATGAGGATGGTTGGAATCTTATTTACAAGAAGAGTGATATTGATTTCCCATATGTTATCTCACGTAGAACACCAAGAGATTTCTCTGCTGCACAACGTCAATTAGGTGTATTAGATAATATGACATTCACTGCTTACTTAACAGACGCTATTCATTTAGTTGATGTTACAGGTAATCTAGTTCGTCCACAATAATAGAGGAATACATTAATGGCAACTTATTCACCGAAGGACGTAAAATTCACGTTTGCAGGTATTCAGAACCTTAAAGGATGGGCTACAATTTCTATTGACCAAACCTCTGATAATTATTCACAAAATACGTCAGCAGATGGTGTCCAAGGTTATACTCAGTCAGCAGACCATTCTGGTACAATGGAGATTAGTGTACAACAAACTAATACTGAGTTTCATTTAGCAATGGCAGCTTTAATGCAAGTTATTCGTAACAATGAAGGTACGGATGTAGCAGTTAGTGCTAATCTTATTGAACGTAATGGTGGTAATACAGCAATTATCACAGGTATCCGTCTGAACAGAATGGCACCACAATCTTTTGCAAATGAAATGGAAGACCGTACATATTCTTTCTTAATCGAAGATTTACAGTTTGTTCCAACACCAGAAGGTTTATCAACACAAGCTCGTGAAGTAGCTAACGCTAAATCATTTGCTGATACAATTAAGTTAGACGCTGGTTTAATTTAATAACAACAATAATACATAAAGCACTCCCCGACTTTGGGCGGGTGCTTTTTCTTTTTATAGAGAGGAAAATATGGCTTTAGTAACAAAAGAATTTGAATCTACAGTTCATGAAGGTGTAACACACACTATTCAATTTAAAACACTACCACCAATGACAAACTTTAAGTATAAGACTTTCATTCTAGAAATCTTACTTCCTATGAGTGGTGTTATGTTTGATAGTGCTAATAATAAAGGAGAGGATGATTTATTTCAAGATAAGAGTACAATGTTTAAAGACTTGTTTTCTCATCTTTCCACAATGTTATCTGATCAACGAGTGATTAATCTATTAGAGGATATGTTAAAGGGTGCTCAGTATGAGTGTCAAGATACATGTGAAATGAAACCTTTAAAGATTAATGAGTTCTTTGATGATGAAGTGGCATTGATGGATAAAGTGTTTATGTATTTGTTGGAGGTAAACTTTAAACACCTTTTTACGAGCGACGGTATTCTCCAATTATTGCAAGGCCAGACGATAAACATGATCAGCACCAACGCATAGTAATTGATCATATCACCAAGAATAGCACCATTTCACAAGATAAACAATACTTTTATAAAATAGCTAAGTATGCGGCAAAGACATTCCTAGTACCATTAGATTATTTTAAGAATGATATAACGATGGAAGAATTTTATGAATTTGAAGAGATGATGCTACAAACGGATGATTTTGAGAATGCCTACTTTTTAGATAATCAACCAAAACCAACACAGGGAGCGAGATAATAATGTCTTTCTCCTTTTATAATAAGGTTATCATATGGCAACAAAGAATGTTATAGAAGAGTATTATATTGATATTAAAGCTAGGGCAGATGCAGCAGAAAAGGATATCACTAAGGCTTTAGCTAATATTGCTAAGAACAGTAAGAAGATGAATGAGCGTATGAATGCTCTTGAACTTAAACTGAAAGGTAAGACCATCACTGATAAGATGGATAAAGACAAGCAATATAATATCGTCCAAGATGCTTTAAGGAAGAAGAATTTAGCAGATGAACAAGCAGCTAGTAAAAGGGAAATTGATTTAGCTAAGGCAGCTTACAGGAAGAAAGTAGAAGCTGTTAAGTTAGCTACTAGCAGAATTACAGATAGTAATAATAATGTACTGAAGAGTATGAGAGATTACTACAAGGAACAAGAACGTTTAGCTAAAGAGTCTTTCAATAAGACAGAGCAGATTGAAAAGAAAAAACGCGATAGGTTTAATCAACGTCAAAAAGACAGAGCTAAGTTAAGACAGATCAGGGTTCAAGAAGAACAAAGAGAATTGTCAGCAGCGCAGAAAGCTTTATCTGAAAGATTAGCTATCTATAAGAAAAAGAAACGTCAAGCTGAGAAAGTAGAAAAGGAAATCACAAAAAACCTACAGTCTGAAATAAAAGCTAGAGCAGCTTTAGAGAAGAAAGTACAAAGCTACAAGGAGACAGATTACTATCGCCGTGTGCAAGAAGCTAATCCAATGGCTGCTGCAAAGTATGACAAGGATTTTAAAAATGCACTAGCTAAAGGTGATATTAATGAGATTAAGGATGTAGCAAGGGAAGTTAGACGGGCATCAAGGGATATGACTCGTAGTATGAATGGACTAGCCTTTGCACAAAATGGTTTGCGTGATTCAACAAGGAATATGATCCGTAGTTATGTAAGTTTATTTGCTTTGTTCGAAGGAACGAGGGCGATTAAGAATGTGGGGATGGATTTAGAGTCTTTAGATGCTGCAATGTTAGCGGCTAGTAAGAATCAGGTAGATGCTGGCAATAAGATGAAGTTCGTAAAAGATCAAGCATTTAAACTAGGTACGGATTTAAAAACAGCAGCTAAAGCTTATATGCAGTTGAGTATAGCTAGTAAAGGAATACTATCTCAGAAAGAAACGGATGCGTTATTTGTAGCTACATTAGAATCGGCTACAGCATTAGGTATGAGCTTGGATGATACACAGGGTACATTCAGAAGTTTTGTACAAATGCTCAGTAAGGGGAATGTTCAAGCCGAGGAGCTAAGAGGTCAACTGGGTTAACGGTAGCTCAGTATAAACTCATTTAATTACGGGAAAGACTTGACAGACATACAGTACTACCATATAATAGGTATTATATGTGGAGCTAAATACGTAATGGTGTTTAGTATTAGTAACAACCTGTGTGGTAGAGTCAATCCGTAGCAAGGACTACCACCTCTAAAAATAAGAGGTAAATTATGACTATTTTAAACAGAAAAGAAAGGGTTTTAGTAAACGAGTGGTTAGAAGTAAACAGGGATGGAGAAGGTTTTTCCGTAAAGACAGGAAATAAGCTTAAACCAGAAAAGTTACGTAATGGTTATTTAAGGTTTAGTACAAGGTATAATAATAAGAGCGTTAAGATATTAGCACATAGAGCTGTAGCACTGGCATTCTTACCTAATCCAAATAATCATCCTACAGTTAACCATAAAGACGCTGTGAAGGACAACAACACAGTAGAGAACCTAGAATGGGCTACACACCAAGAGCAACAAGACCATGTATCTGAAATGGGTCTACGAAAAATTTCTTATGGAGAAGATAACTCTTCTAGTAGGTATAGTGAAACGTTGATAAGAGCTATCTGTAAAGATTTAGAAGATGGTATTAGAAATAACGTTATCGTAGATAAGTACCAAGTTGATGTTAAATTACCTTCAGACATAAGAAATAAACGTTCTTGGACACATATTTCTAAAGAATATAATAT